TGATAAGATCGTTTGATCCACCCGCATCTGAAGAGTATTGAGTAGTGGTTGCTCCAGTAGAAACATATTTTGCGTATACACTCTTTATATCAAATGCTGCACCACTTACTTGTGCTTTTGGTAGCAGGGAAGATAGTTGCAGACGAACCATAGGAATGCTTCCAGTTAATGTGATTCCACTGGTAACTCCTCCCAAGAAATCTCCAAAGGTTGGAGTCACTGTAGTAAAGGTGGTGCTTGCAGTTGTTCCTCGTTGAACACCGCTAATCGTAACGGTTGTACCGTCAGCAAACACAACTTCGTCGCCAACAGCAAAATACTTGGTGTTCGTTTGACCACCAGTGGTCATGTCAATATAAGTTGCACCAATTGCTGCTAGTTGTGCTAGAGACGCACCAGTAATACCAGTTCCGCTAGTAATCACTACTTTTAGGCTGTTTCCTAACGCTCCTGGATATTTTCCAGCAAATATAACTCCATCTGTGGACACCTGCGTACCACCACAGGCTCCCTCATTTGCAAAAAAGTCGGTTGTATTGTTAATATTGAATCCTGCTGCTGCACAAGCACCGGCTTTGCTGGTTTGTGAGTTATAAGCAGTAGAACCAACTACACGCACCAATTGGCAGTTGTTGCCGTATTGTAGGAAGTTCGCGGCAGTGAAGAAGTCCACATAGTTGTTATTGTCTGGCTTTTGGAAAATATTGGATAGTTCACGCTCATTGGCAACAGTCACTACTTCGTTGACTGGTCCCCAATGGAAATAACCTGCAAAACCGCCAGGAGTGGTGGCTACAGCAGGAACGATTGTGGTTAGGTCGATTTCTTTGATGCTTACGCCGGGGCTTACTCTAAATCCCATTGGTGTGTCTCCTTCGTCTGTGAAGCACGGGGTTGAATATCGTTACTTCTGCTTATATGTATTATTTGGTTTTTTTCTATGACCTATAGTTGAACTGTAGTATTTATCCGCCAGAATCTCCCCAATTCCAAGCAGTTCCGCTGCCGTCAGTAAACGAATTAGGGTCATACCCGTCATCCACGAACCCAAAGGGGGTCATCTCTTCTTCCAAATTTTTCATTTGGTCTTCATACAGGTCTTTTCGGATGTCGCTACCTGTAATGTCTTTGAAATACGCTTGGGTGGTTAGCCACCCAAACAGAACAAGTGTCATCACCAAATCGTCGTTGTGGTTATCTTCGGCTTCGTAGGAGTCTCCACGAGCCACGAAAGAACACAATTCGTCCACAACTCCAAAGTCTTCAACTACCAGTTTGGTGTCTTCAATCAAATTTTTAAGAATGGCACACCCAATACGCTTTACTGCTGTGGATGTTTTGACTCCCTTCATGGCTGAACCGCCTCGTCCAAAACCACCGTTAACCACCTGTCCTTTGCGTCCCTGCATTTGGACATAGATGATGTTGTCGTATTCCATGTCGTCGTGCAGGATATCGGCTACCTGTTGTCCAATGTCATTGATTTCCACCAACACGAATGCGTTGTTGTACTGCCGTGCGACAGGGTAGATGGCATTGGGATACAACATGGGAGCCAATTGGTTGTTACGGAAGGTGGCTACTAGCCTATACGGCATCTGTGTAACATCTATAACCGAGAACGCATGGTAGTCCTGCCCCACACCACGAGAGGTATCTACCACAATCACATATTTGTGTTCAGCCTGTGGTTTGGCGTATACCCGCAGCCCCTCACTATTGAAATATTCAGGGGTGCGATACACAAGACACTTGAGTTTTTCGGGATGGATCAGGGTGTGAACCGACCCCAAGAACTCGGTTTCAAACTCGGTTCGGAACTGCTCTTCAGAGGTGTTGGAGATGGTTTGCCGTTTCCACTCTTCGTCTCGTCCGGGCACATCACTCCAATGCACCTCAATCGGATAGTATTCATTCTTGCCTTCTTCGCCTGCCTGCTTGTTGGCATTGACCCACAGGCGGTAGAACATGTTCAAGCCCTTGGGGGTTGACACAATGATTACTTTGGTTTCTTTACCGCTTGTGATGGTGGGATACACAGACGAGAAGAACTCTTCAGCCACATTCTGCGGCACATACGCAAATTCGTCTAACATGATGCAGTTGTATGAACCACCACGAACAGCAGACGATGAGGTAGCCGCAGCAAGCACTTTAGAGCCGTTTTCAAGCACAATTGAGCCTTTGTTCCACTCTACCACGCCCTGCTGCAACCATGTAGGCAGATACTCGTAGGCTAGTTTTAAGCGACCAAGCAGTTCACGAGCAGTAGCCAATTTGTTAGCGAGGATAGCCACACTCATGTTCTGATTAAACAGGATGTAGTGGAGAAGGAAAGAAATCATGGTTGTGGACTTACCGCTCTGACGAGGCATCTTACAGATCACGAAACGGTTCTTGTGAACTGCCTCAATCATGTCCTCTTGGAACTCATAAGGCTCAAACGGAACCAAACCCTTGTCAAGTGACACAATCTTTACATAGTGCTTGATGAAGTACAGAGGGTCTTGAGAACATTTCACATACTCCTCAATCTGCTTGGGAGTAAAGTTGATGTTGACTCCAGCCGCTTTCAGATTGGAATTGCCGAGATACTTTTGACTCTTGTTCATGTTGTAATCTTCTTAATTATCCAATCAAAACCAAAAAATAAAAGAAGAGAAAAACAATACACCAAAGGCAACTCTATTAAAATCCCAAAAGCAATACTAGAACACAAAGATAACCATGCACCTATACAAAAATGACAAGAAAACATTTTTACAAAAAAATTAGGATATACAGATCTAATGTAAGAACTGTACGACAAACTATAATCACCTTTCAACACTTCCTCGTACTCTTTTATTTTAGTTATACGAGAAATCAAATTAAACCAAGAAAATAATTTTGCATACTCATACATAGCAGATGTTTTAAATCCTATCCACAATAAAAAATAAACCCAAAATGATGCTAAAACTGTATTCATAATGTTGAACTCAATTAGAGTCTTCAGAGGTAGTGTCTATAAACGCTTTGGTACTGGATCGTGCAGAGTTTATGATGTCTTGCAGTTCACGAGTTGATCCCACATAGATGGCATTGTTTGTGGTGTGATTATTTGTGGTGTTGTTTTCAGTCTTTCGAATGCTCTTCACCTTGTCGTGGAGATCTAACAGGTCACGATTGGTTTCTGAAAGGGTCTTTATCATTTGGGCTACTACTTCATACGCTCGGGGAGAGTCGCCCTCTTGAGCCACAGCAATCACACCGTCTAGTGCATTCTTGCCTGCTTCCACCAATTCACGCAGATTCTTGCGAGCCGTTTCGTAGTCGTGAGTCAGGTCTTTTGCCAGTCCTTCTTCTGACAGGAGCGGCATCTGTACCTTGACCATAGGCATAGGTGCAGACGGCACAATTGCTACGCTGTCTGCTGTGCTGCCTACCCCAAGAACATTTTCAATATGAGAAAAACCATCACCCATAAAATCTCCAATCAACTAGGATACGGTGGGGCAGTTATGCCCATGTTTCCAAACCATTCAACTGTAACACCTTGAGCAAGAGTGCTTCCACTCTGATACTCATAAATCTTGGTATACGGAGTGTAGTTATACTTGCTGGAACTGGCTCCGCTTGGCCCTGTGATTCCCGTGAACACCTTGCTGCTGATGCCTGTGACACCTGCAAGAGTATTGCCTGCGGTGAAACTTGGGAAATAGTTGAAGTCGTAAATCTTGGAGTCCACCTTTTTGATTTCGCTGTACGATTTGACAGAACCAAAGATGTAGGACTTCATGGTAAAATTAAGAGTGAAGATAATGCTACGACGAGTCTGAAAATCTCCTTCATAATCCTCTTCTGAAGACACAGAATTCAAATACAAAGGCACATCAACCTTTTTGTTGACATCATCAAAATTTATTGTAGTGACGAATTCAGGAGAGAAATAAGGAAGGATCTGCTCCACTATCTGCAATCCGTCGTCCATGTTTCTGGTGTAAATATACAATCCAAAATCAATATTATAAGGAACTTCTGCATAGGTGTATTTCATGGATGATGTTTGGGTATCACGAACAACATTTCTTTGCAGACTGTTACGCTTGCGAGCAGGATCATATGCAAATCCTGTTATCTCAAATGCCATGCGTGGTAGAGTGATCTGCATGGGATTTTGTAGATACGGGTCGCCTGCAAGACGCACCTTATATTTTTCTTTGGGAGCATATGCAATGGGAACCTCAATGTATTTGGTTCCGCTGCTTTCTTCACGGGATATCTTGATTTGGTTAAAAATGGAACCAAATGCCACAACCATTTTTCTGATTGTTCCGTTATAGAACTGCGAAAACATTAGTATAACCCTTCAGAGAACGGATCTTTCTCTGTGAAATCAAAGATGTTGTCACGATTGGCTTCCAAGTCAAGTGCTTCATTATCTTGAATGTCCGAGTTGGTGACTCGTGTATCGGTATCTTCAATAGCGGTAATAGTGTATGCAACTGTGCTGGTAACACCACGCACAACATCACCCACCTCAAACTTGCCACTATTAACATTTACGGTCAGGTAGAACGGTGCATTTCCAGTCGGATCAAACTTGGCATCAACTTTACCAATTGCGTGTTTGTTGGTGGCAGTTCCAGCGTAAACTTCTTCACCCACAACATAACTTCCACTACCAGTAGCAATATTGATAGTGAGTCTCTTTTGATATGTGGCAACAGCCTTAACAACATCGTCCATATCGCTTTCGCCTGTGTCAATTTCTTCTTGTGTATACTTGAAGGCTTCACAATACAGTTTAAACGAGTATCGCTGCCCTAGTGGATAGAAGGGGTTGTCGTGCTCCACATATTTGATTTCAAACATGTTGAACGGATAATCAAAATAGATGATGTCACCTTCACGGGGACGACCCAAATCACGAATGGTTTTGTTGTGTCCCATGACTTCAAGAAAACGACGCTTGGACACGACAAAAGTGCAGTTCTCACGAATATCCAAGCCGAAACGAGTCATGTCGCTTTCGCCATCAAACCCCTCCGCATTTTCCATATACATTTCAATGCGGTTTGCGTCCTTGAATTTAGACACTTCTTCTCCGAAAATTTTGTCGTCTTTCACTGTTTCTCGCGGAATGTATACCATCTCGTGACCGTGAATTTTGATCGCTTCGGTCGTGAGTGATTCTAGTAGGTTTTGCTCGCCTACATTATTTCTGCGAAAATACGGGTTAACTGCCATGCTTTAGCCTGTGATGAAATCGGGTGGCAACTGATACTTGAGTTGCACGCTCTCTTCTAGTTTTTCTATTTCTGCTTGTGCGTCTTCGTATATTTTTGAACCGTTGAATGTGACATTTCCAGGTAGAGGCATACCTTCATACTTGGACAGGTTTACACCCCATTGACGCTTGATTAGAGCAATGGTGTATTTCTTTAGAAAATTGTCGTTATAGATTTCTGTTGCGGTTTCAGGATTGTTGGCAGTGTATGCCTCAATCATAAGGTATGTGCCTGCTTGTATGTCGGTGGTTGTGGCATCAATATACAATCTGTTTGTTACACGATTAAATCGTATTTGTTTTTCAGGATCAAGCAACTGCTCCAACATTTCAATATATTGCATGGTTGAAACATAGTAATTTAGATTGGTTTGTCCTGTACGCAAACCATAGAAATCGTTCAGGGCTAACTGGTAGCGAATGTTAAAAATGTTATGGGTAGTAATATTGAAACCCATATGAAATATTCTGTTGATGGTCATTATAGACGGATCAACTGGAGTGGTGTCGATCCATTTACGAGAAACATCTTCAGAAGTGAGTTGATACTTGTAGAACATCCGCATACCACCGTCGTGATGGTACTTGGCAAAATACTGTAGGGCTTCGTCAATACGATCTTCTACTTGAGAGTCTTCCACATTGACTTCGATCATGGGGTGTCCCAATGCTCGCAAGCAGTATTCTTTTAGTTGTTGACGGGTTTGTGGAACAGCCATACAGTCTCCTTTTCAAGTATTTAGGAGATGTGCGGTGTCGCTATTCTCCGTTTTCAATCTTCAATCGTTGAACCAAAACTGCTAATTCTGGTTCACGAGCACACCACCCGTCACAGCCTGCATCGTCTTTTCGTAAATATAGGGTGTTGTCGCCATCGGTTATGTAGTGGCGAACTCCTTTTTCGTAAACTCGGGTATGGAAACCGAAAGGAACGCTGTAGTCACCACACACTTTTAAAAAATCATCCCACGAGTATTCTCGCCCATTGAGAACCACTTTGCTGTGACCATAATGTATAAGAGAGATGGACATGAGATATCAATCAACAAAAGTCAAAACTTGTTGTTCAACACTAATATTCCAATAATTTTCTGGAGAACGAGAGGTCTTTGTCACGGTAGACAACGGACTGATGAAAAGTGATTCGTTTCCAGAGGCAGCAAGTTTGCTCACAATAACAGGACCACTTACTCCTGTTATTCGTTTCAAAGACGAGAATGTGGACTGCCCGTCTATGGTGTTGGAAATATTAGAGAACCCAGAATTTGCTGTGTTGTAATACAGCAAAACATCTTGATACAAATTCACTGCCGCTGCTGTAGCAAAAGTGTAGTATACTCCGTAAGAGTCTGCTATGGAAACCGACAAAGTGCTACCAGCCACAATAATAGAATCGTATATGTTTTTCAAGTAATTTACATTACTTTCTAATGGTGTGTAGGTGAAAGATGTGGGGAAAGTAGAACCACTATACAATTTCTTAAAATCTCCACTGGCTCCACTTGCTCCATACATGGTAAGCCCCAAATAATATCTGAAAGTGTATTCATTCAGGTCTTTTCGGTATTGCTTGGCTGCTGTTAAGCCGCTTGATATTTCAGTTACAGATGTGGGAATCCAACACGCACCGCTGTCGTATCCGAAAATGTATCCTGCGGATGCACCTGCGGCTGCGTGACCACCGCACACACCGTTTAATGTGTCTGTCCACATTCTTGAAGCGGTGACTCCCATGCAACCGTAGACATATAAACTGCTTCCCTGAAACGCAACATTGCTTGCCATCTTGTTTGTAGTGTCGCATGGGAAATACGATGTTCCAATGGGACCGTCCATGCTCAAGTAGTAAACAGTGTAATAGCCTGCGTCTTGGTGTGTTGATGGAACTGTGGCAGTTGTTCCGTGAAGGAATCCACGAAGAGCATCAGAAGTTGTTCCTGCACTTACCACTAAATCATCAAGCCACCCCTTGAATGGCTTTTTTCCGTTACCACCACATCCAATATAAAGCGATGACTTGGTTCCACGAAGAGATCCTGTTGCACCAGTATAGTACTGTATTTGATTTCCGTTCCAATACGAACTAACATAAGCGGTATTGCCTGCTGTTGGTTTGCTGTAAGCCACTGCAAAGTGATTCCACTCATTCAAGGTGACTCCACTTGGAGACACATTCATCGTATGGTCAAAACCTGTGGTAGTGGTGTTTGCTGTGGTGGAAAAATGAAATTGGAAACGAGAAGACGAGTAATCGTATTCAAGACGGAAAGAATCACTTGTGGTTCCTGTTACACCATCTGGACTACGAGTAATCAAAATTGGATCGTAGGCAGAAGTAGGAGCGGTTTCCATATACACCCAACCAGAAATCAAGAAATATGAAGCAGTTGTAAATCCTGGCAAAGAAATGCCTGCGGCAGCGGTATCAGTATCCAAATACGAACCTTTGAACTGTGCTGCACGAGAACCAACAAAACCGTTAGTTCCTGTGGCTCCTATGGTTCCAATTGTCGGATTATATTCTGTGGCAGTAGCACCGCTAAGAGTGAGATAGTTGATTACTTCTGGAGTTATGGTGGACTGAAACACCAACTCGGTAGGAATAAATGTGCCGTATCCTGTGCCTTCTATTTTTTGCTCGGCTATAGGAAGAATATTTCCTGACCTTGTAGTGATATTTTTTGCAGAAGTGTCTATTGTTTCGTTTCTAATCCAACTAACAGACTGTTCACCAACAGTTGAAACAACATCAGGAACAGTATTTATTTGTGTGAATGATGCTAGTTGGTTTGAATAATAATTACTGTTGTCGGTGAATGAAGCACTAACGCTATCAACTGGAATAAATCCTGTCTCAATATTTCCGTATTGAGTACTAACTGTAGTCAAAGAATCTATTGGAAACACATTATTCGAAGGATAAAGCGATGGATTAAAATTGCTTTTGTTGTAGTTTGTTTCTAAAACTGTAACAGTTCCATCAGAATTTACTTGTACAAGACTTGTTGGCATCTGTATTATCCTTTAGTATGACCAAGAACGCATAGACGCGATCCTGTCTGTTCCAACCAAACCTATTCCGCTATTATTATTTGTTGGATATGCGTTTCCAGTCATCCACCAATAGGCTGGAATCATACCAGATCCTGGAAACAGAGCAGTTGTTGTCTGTGTAGCGTTTCCTGCTCCTCCCTGACAATACGATGCGTAATTCCACGAGGGAGTATAACCATCCAACAATATGGGAATTTTATAGTGTGAACCACAGGTCAATCCTACTTTGGTGTGCAGCCACCATTGGTATTGAGGAACACCAGCAGGACAATTCATCGGGAAATTGTTAGCACCCGCAGCAAATTTCTTTCTGCTTGACAGACGACCACCAGTTCCTCCTGTTGCTACAGCAGTATCTTTCAAAGCCATGTGAGCAAAACTATAAGAATCGTCTGGAGGAGTGACTGCATAATTATCAAACTTTGGAGGAACACTTCTACCAACAGGAGACAAGAATCCGCCTCCACTAATAGAAATAATTGGAGCAACAAAATTGGTAGTGAATGCACCACTAGTAGTGCTGCTGCCTTCATCAATTCCAGACTGATATCCGTCAAACGCACTCACTCTGTGTCCCCATCCGGTTGCTACCTGATACGGATTTCCAGCAAACTCGCTTATTCCAAGACCTTCTGACCTAACCAATACACTCCATCCTACGCAATCTTGAGAACGAGTATTGTTTGTAAGGGCTACTGTTGGATATGAAACACCTCCCCAATAACCGAATCCGTATGTGCTGCCAGCAGGAACATTTAATATTCTTCCTGTTCCTGTTGATGTTGAAGCAAACAACTCAAAAGCACCAAGTCTTGTTAGGGGCCATGTTATGGCAGCAAGATTTCCAAGATGATAAACTCTGGAACCCATTCTACTTGTTATCACATCGCCTCTTCCAGAAAGTATCCATCCAGGATGAATGTGCTTACACAATACATTTCCTAGAGTGGCTGTAGAATTTCCGTCTAGTCTAATTGCATTGTGAGCACTTTCTTGAGTGCAGATATACGAAGAAAATATTCCAGATGCTTGTCTGACTCGTAGAGAAGAGCCTTCGTATAGAGCAACTCCGTCTACTCCTCCCTTGGTCCACAAGCCTTTGGTTATGTACAAAGAACTGCCGCTACCAATTGCAACAGCATCACCTTGGCAACCACCGTACATGTAAACACCACCGTCTCGGATATTTGCATCTGTCGCTACTCCGTTTGCAGCAAATCCTCCAGGTGTTATATGTGACCAAGAGTGCAATGCAGCAGTAAATCCTCTACCTGCGCTAACACCCCGAACAAACGAACCGTTTTGACTTTGTAGTGTTATGGAACCGCTGTCAAAACACAATCCACTAACATACGAAGTTCCAGGCTCATCTGAGTACGCACGAATTTCGCATGTCCATCCATCAAAAAAGTGTTGAGCCAAGTCAACCCATCTACCATAAAATCTATGGGTTCTTAAGTTTGACCCATATTTTCCGTTTAAAAGATATCCATACAAATTGACTCTTTGTGTATAGAGAGGTTGACCTGTTGTGTATCCTGTTACTGTTGAACCTGTCCATCCACTACCAAATGTAGAATCAGTTTGGAAAGTCACGCCTGTATCGGCTACACCATATATTCTACCAATATAATCTAAATTATCTCCAGCGGCAGCACCAACTATTTTAAGTCTAACATCTCTGAATGTGTTATACGACCACGCTTCAGGATTGTAGAATCCAGCAGTTGTTCCTAGAGTAGAACCTGCCCACACAGGAATGTTTAGTGTCATTCTAAAACAAGGGAGTCCTGATATTTGATTTGCCCATGCTGTTGATAAATTTATCTTTCCATTAGGATAAGCAATAAATCCACCTTGTAATGCTTGAATCCACACAGAAGCATCGGTCAGATAAACTGTTCCAGGATTGCTACCCAACACACTGTTGAACTCGCTGCTTTCTCCAACATAAACACCAACTCTCACTAGATGAGACATCAATACAGGAGCATTGTCTAGTGGAGCATTTTCTGAATTTGCACTAAATCTGTTGGTTCCTGCTGTGTGTTGATTTGAAACGGTTGTTGTTATGCTTTCTGCACCCAATGATGTGTAAGCACTAACTGTAGAAAGTTTGTTTAAACGAACCGCCGCGTTATATCCGCAGATTCCTAAATGACGAATTCCGACATATGCTCCGTCATCAACCAACAAGCAGTCTGGAGCAGGAGTCTTGATGTCAGGAGTTGCTTCTTTAAGGCTATACGATAGTGACTGTGAACCAGAAGAAATTCCATCAACCGCAGCGGTGGTAAAGAACAGATTCCGTATTGCTTTAATTTTTCCACCACGAACAACTAGTGGTGTTTTATTTGCAGCAGAAACTATGGTGCTACGAATGACCACTGGATAGTTTGTGACAGTAAAAATCTCATCTGAAATATGAGTCACACCAGCAGGTCTTGCAGGATAGTTTATGTTTCGTTCAGCAGTCAATCCGTAGTAACCGTTTGGTTCAGACAATTGCGACTCGGGCCAACTGTTAGCATTTCCAGCCCAAGGGCCGTCGTTGCTTAATCCTGGACCTATTTTTCCAAGATGTCCAGTAGTCGGAGTGTCTTCATAAAAACCACCAACTCTGCTGTCGAGATTTTGATTTTTGAATGCTAGTCCAAGTGCGTCAACCGATCCTGTTGCACCATAAATTTTTGCTAGACCAACGATTCCGTCGCTGTCTTCGTATGGATAACCGTGAGAGAAAAAGTGATTTCCCCAGTTTCCCCAAGAGGTAATGTTTCCAGAACCTCCTCTGTAGTTTTCTCCGCGAACATCGTAACGAACATCACGGAAAGCAGTTACACCACTTACTTGTGATGGATCGTCATACCACTCTGCACTACCAAGACTCACATTAGAAATAGCAACATAACCACCTTGGTCTTCACCTGTGAATCCGTGGGCGGTTCCTCCGCTCAAGTTCCACAAATACACATCACCCGTGTGACCCCAATGGCTGAATTTGCCTAGATTCCACGAGTAGTTGGCTACTCGCCACAGATACTTCTGCTTGACCGCAGCAGGATCGCCTTGAATAATGATATTGCCGCCCTGCGGGTGATACAGATTATTAGGGAAGAAGTTGTCGTGGGTGGTTCCACCGTTTAATTCATAAATCCCTTTTTGAAACTGTATGTAAACAGTAGCATTACCTGTAATCGTATATTCTAGTGCTTTTTCCCATGCTTTTTTCAGAGTGGCAAACGGCTTGGCAAGTGTTCCGTCGCCTGTGGTGTCGTTTCCAAGGGTCAACCCTGTCCATGTGGGGGTAGAACCAGTTTTTCCAAACGCATCGGGGGCAATGTAGATAGTGGTATCGCTCGCAATTATTTTAAGAGCGTCTATCGCGGGATCTAGTGCTACTGGAATTGATGAGTATGGCATATGTTGTTATTTATAGGAGTTATGCTATGCGAATGGCGTATCCGCTTGCCAAAAGTGGTTGACTCTTTCCATCCCAAACTATTCCTGTCTGTGTTCCCGTAGGATTATAAGTTCCTGCTATGGTAACATCTGTTGGTGCAGTTAATTGAACCCAAGGAGCACCTTTAACTGTATTCACATTTGCAGTAGTATAAGTTTGCATGGAACTAGTATTCATTCTATAACTCATTCCACTGTTTCCAGTTTCGGAAAGTGTGTCATTATTTGGAGAAAATACCAAATAATTTCCTGCTGGAACAGTCCACACTTTAAACATGACCCATACAGGATCAGCATCATTAGTAGAACCAGCATTTTCAAAACCCTGAAGGAAAACAAGCCAAGTTCCCTCTGAAAGAGCAGAAGTAATATAATATACTCCGGCTGAATTTAAATCTCCTGCTGATGATAGTAGAGGAACAACCAACCCAACAGACCCAGCATTCATATTTGGTTTTGCCATCACATTCGTAGCACTACCAAAGTTTCCAACTTTGAGAGTGCCGTTCACATCAAGAGTTGCAGTTGGACCAGTAGTTCCAATACCAACTCTGCTACCACTTGGCTGAATACATAAAGTTAGTCCTCCAAGTCCTGGAACCCACCCTTCAATCCAACCAACATGACTGGTATCATTGATACCAAACTGAATCTGTCTGCTATTTGTTGAATTAGAAACTAAAAGTGTTCCTCTGTTTGCTGCTCCATTGACAGAAGATGCACCCCAAACATTAAAAGATGAAACAGGAGAATTAGTTCCAATACCAAGACTTCCACCCACAGTCAAACGCATCCGCTCTGTGCCTGTCTTGGATGCTTCACCGCTGTTGGTGTAGAACACCAAGTCGCCACCGCTCACACCACTCAGGAGTTCGCTACGGAGCGAGTTGGAGTCGGTGGAACGAACAAGCAGATTGCTATACGGCAGATCAACCCCGTCAATGACGGCTGCACGGGTATACGGCTTGGCTTTGATGATGTAACGAACTGCCAGATACGGTGGCATGTTGTTGTGGGAGGCATTACCACCTGTTGCACCTGTTCTTGGTGGTAATCCATCACTACCATTAAGCGCGGAGGTCGCCACAGTTCCGCTAAAGTTTGTGTTGTGATTGTCAGCACCAATTACATTTGCACTTCCTGTGGTTAAAGCGTTGACAATAGCCTTCAATCCGTGACTGTGTAATGGCAACTCGCCTTCTGTGAGCGTGTGCCGCTCTTCGCCACCGAATGATCCATAAGGGTAGTTGCCAGAAATTGCACTAATCAGAGCATCACTTTCCCATTCACCTATATTAGTTGAATTTAAACCAACACCAACACGCCCACGCATATCAGGCGTATTAAACTTGATAATTTTTACGGTATTGATTGTGCCTGGCCCACCACGATCAGTTCCATTTGTAACTGCATAATACGGATCACCAGTTCCACTAGAATATGCTTTTACTTGACCTGTTAACGATAACGGAGATTTGTTTGGATATACAAAGTTTTTATTGGTTGCGGAATAGTTTGGAAAAATCTGAACAGTAAGTGGATGCGATCCTCCAAGAGAAGCAGTTTTACTCAATACTCTTCCAATAATGTCATATGATGTTGTTGTGGGAGTTGTTGAGGTTGCATTGGTGATTATAGCGTCTCCAACCGTTATGGCATTCCATATAGCAGATGATCCACTTGACAGGCTTATTTCAACCACATAACCGTATGCAGGGACGCGATCACCATCGGTTGTTATTATTTTGCTGTACAGTTCAGTATAAGAAGCAATATCGTAAGATGTGCCATTACACTCCAACCATGTATCAGGAATGGCATTTCCAGCAAACGGCATGATTGTGCCTACAGGCTGAATCTCGTCTATTGCAATGGTGGACGAGCCGCCAATCTGTGTGCCCAAGTAATTGGTTAAAACATATCCGTTAGTGTTGTTGGCTTTGGTCAACACAGGCTTGATTACTGAGCCTATTGAACTAGGTGGTGTTGTGACCAATTTTCCTGCCGAAGCACCAGACAAAAACAGAACAGGAACAGTAATTCCAGCCAATGTGGACACATCCAAATATCCGCTGTATACCAATTTAAAATTGCTGGCATCGTCAATAGTATCCACCACTCCAACCACTTCTGCGTTTTCTGCTGAATCTGCCATAGCCAAACGATACTTGGCAGAACCAGCGTCCCAACGAAGCACATCACCCACAGCAAACCCGTGAGCGGGTTGCGTAATGACTTCTCTCAAGGTTTTTGCGGTTGCTACGCCGCCTGTGAGTATGAGTGATGATCCCATTTAAGTTTCCTGTTTATTGTTGAGATGACTGCTCTAGTGCTGTCACTTTACTTTCTAGAGATTCAATCTTGGATTGTAGTTGTGTTATGATATTATTTTTTGCATCAATTATTTGCTTTAATTCTTTTACCGCTTCAACCAAAAATGGTATGATTTTACTCTCTGCTATTCCCAAAAGTCCAACATTAGCATTATCGCTAACAATTTCTGGAATGACTTCCTGAACTTCTTGTGCTATAAATCCATAATTAAGACCGTCTCCCATGTTTGAATTTTTCCATGTGAACTGGACTCCACGCAACCGTTCAACCAAAGACAAACAGTTATCAATAGTTGAAATATTTTCTTTCATAGATCTGTCAGATCTAACAGTGTATGTTCCAGCACCACTAATATCTGAACTATAAGAACCATTAGCAGAAAAATAAAGATACGAACCACTTGTTTTCAGTGTGGGATATCTGTGAGATCCTATGTAACCAGGAAGACCATCGCTTAGTTCCAACCATCCTTGAGCAGAAGGAGCGTTTGCCCTGATGCTGTAATTACACGAAATGGTAGAATCATTCACAGTCAAGGCTCCTAAATGATCTAA